CCACTTATTAAAGGATATATTATGGAAAGAAATATAGAAAAATATCTTAAAGTTTATCAGGTACTTTCTGAGGAAGATTGTATCAAAACAGTCAAGGCACTGGAAGAAAAAGATAATGAATTCAAGACGCATCAATTCTACAATTCGACTGAGGGTACATATCATTCTTATGAACATGAACTTTCAGTAGCGTATTCTCAGATTGAAACAAAAGATTTAATTATGAAAGAGATATGGAACACTCTGAAAAAGTATATAGTAGAATTGGATATGAAGGGGTGGTTTATTAGTTGGAATGGCTATTCAGAAGTTCGATTCAATCGATATCACACCGACACTCAAATGAAACTCCATTGTGATCACATTCATTCCATGTTTGATGGTCAACGCAAAGGTATACCCACACTAAGTATTCTTGGTTCTTTGAACAATGATTATAAAGGTGGTGAACTTGTATTTTGGGATGAAAAGGTTGTCGAATTAAAAGCAGGTGAGATTATGATATTTCCTTCAAACTTTTTATATCCACATGAGGTTAAACTGGTAACTGAAGGTACCAGATACTCATTTGTTTCTTGGGCATGGTAATGAAACCTAATTCAAATTTTAAAATGAGTAAACCATTGAAGGTCATCTTGGCTAATATGGAACCTGAACAAAAGAGCATTTATCGTGATGCGATGATAAAAGCAATCATCGCACCGAAGCTTGAGTTCAAGAAGAAGAAGGAGCAGTCCAGTGAATGATTTATTAATGGTAAGTCACTTTCACAAGGACTTTCCATTTAATCATAACTCATCATGGATGAGAGCAGCATTTGCTGGCGGCACTGGCGCATATGAATATTATCCACCAAGTAAAGAGGGTGTGTGGATTAATACCTCACGTGAAACAAATCGAATTCAAGAATATCAACACCACTATTCCAAAGTATCCGAACTCGAATTCTTAAAAGCTATGGGTCAACAAGCATCCGAGTATTGGTTGTGGAAGTATGGTAAAGCAGACTACATTGGTTGCACAACATATCGTCGGTATCTATTGCTTGATGATATTACACAACCAGCACCAAAGATTGGTATGGCAGCGAATCAAATAAATGCTGACTATCTGTCATCAGACCGAATGAAAAATGCGGCACTACACATGCTCAAAAATCATGATGTTATCACTAACATCCAAACACAATTACCATTTTCAATCAAAGAACAGTATCTACAGTCACAACCTCCAGAGTATTGGGAATTGTTTGAGAAAGCAATCACCGATTTGATGCCAGATTATCGTAACAAACTAGATTGGTTCAACGGTAATAAAATTAGTTTTGAGACTTGCTACATCATGCGTAAGCAATTATTTAAAAAGTATGTCAGTGAGTTGTTTGAAATCTATGAGTACATCTGGACGTATGCTAAGACCGCATACCCAACACAACAAACGACATCCGAACCACTACCTTGGCGGTATCCTGGCTTCATAGGTGAAAGGTTCTTGCCATTCTTCATTGCGATGAATGCTTGTGATCCAATCCATGTGCCATTAGTGATTTTGGAATAGTCTCGGAAGAAATCGCCCAAAAAGCTATACGTGAAGTGAGTACTTACTTTATAATATGAAAACTAAATTTATTGAAGCACATATGAAGGCTGCTGAAGTATATGCAGAATTATCATCGGCAACTAGACTCCATGTCGGTTGTGTGGTGGTAAAAGACAACACCATCATCGGAATCGGTTATAATGGTATGCCATCAGGTTGGGATAATGTCTGTGAAGATATTGAATATGTCCTCAAAGAAGAATGTCAGGCAACTGATGAATGGATGCTACAAAATGGTTTTACCGAACTTGCTCATGGTTGGTCAAGAAAAATAACTAAGCGTGAAGTTCTTCATGCAGAAACCAATGCTTTGGCAAAGGTTGCACGTTCTACCAATTCTTCAGATGGCGCATCATTATTTGTTACGCATGAACCTTGCTTAAATTGTGCTAAAATCATACATCAAGCAGGAATCAAAGAGGTATACTATAAAAACGCTTATTCAAGTTCAAATAGTGGTGCTGAATTTTTAAAAAAATGTGGTGTTGAAGTATATAAACTTGACACAGAGTGAAAAATTTATTATAATTTTAAAAATGATGATTTATAAGGAGTTTGCATGAGTTCAACTACAAAAGTCGCAAAACAAATCGCAGAAACAAATCCAAAATATCCTAAAGCATACAAATATGATGTTGTACTGCGCGAATTCGACAATAAGGTTGAATTGATCGGTCTTGTTGACGATCCTACGTATGACATTGCCGACTTCCGTGGTCGTGAGATGTTGTTTCCTAAAAAATGGGTGACACTTGATGTCCTTGAAACTTCAATGAGGGTAGCAGCATGAGTAATATTAAACTAATTACTTTCAACACACAACAAACAATCATCGCAGAAATTGTTGAAGAAGATGATCTTGATTTTCTCGTAAAGAATCCAGTACAAGTGATAGCGGTTCCACCACGTAATGCTAGTGACCAAGGTGGTGTAGGTTTCGCACCTTATCTTGCTTACACTGAAGAGTTTGATAAAGGTATTTCTATCAAAAACGAAAATATCTTTTGTGTCACAACTCCAGTTAATGATTTGCTGGAACAATATCGCAAAATGTTCAGTCGTATCGAACTTGCTCCTGCTGGTTTAAGGCTATGATATAATCAACTAATGAGTAAATACTATACCAGTGTTGCTATACATGGTAACAATATCCTGTATAGAGGTATCAACAATGGTCGGAGAGTTAAGGAAAAAGTCCATTACTCTCCGACTTTGTTTTTGCCATCAAAGAAACCTACAGAGTGGAAAACATTACTTAATGAACCACTGGAGGCCATGAAATTTGAAACCATCCGTGAAACAAGGAATTTTGTTAAACGTTATGAAGATGTTGCAAACTTTAAAATCTATGGTAATACTAGGTATGAGTACGCCTTCATTGCAGACACATTTAGAGGTAATGTCGATTGGGATATTAATGATCTATCAATTGTTATAATTGATATTGAGGTAGGTTCTGAGAATGGATTTCCCGATCCAACTAAAGCAACTGAACCAATTACTGCTATTGGTGTCCAGCAGTTAAATGGCGGTGTTACTGTTTATGGTTGTGGTGAGTATAAAGCTAAAAATGATGAAACCTATATCCTATGTGAAAATGAAATCGATTTGTGCAAACGGTTTCTTGCTGATTGGTCAAATAGCTATCCTGATATCGTCACTGGTTGGAATGTCAAGCTTTTTGATATTCCTTACATTATCAATCGTTTTACACGTATACTTGGCGAAGATAACTTAAAGAAACTTTCACCTTGGGGTTTACTAAATCAACGTGAAACTACATTCAAAGGTAAAACGCAAGTAATTCATGAGATTATTGGTGTACCAGTATTAGATTATTATGAACTATATCAATGGTACGCTCCGAATGGTAAATCGCAGGAATCATACAAGCTGGATAATATTGCCAGTGTAGAACTTGGTGAGAATAAATTGTCATTTGATGAATACGACAATTTAAATCAATTGTATCGATTGAATCATCAGAAGTTTATTGAATACAACATCAAAGACGTTGAACTTATTCTGAAGCTTGAGGATAAGTTGAAGTTGATCGAGTTGGCATTAACTCTGGCATATGACACTAAAACCAATTATGAGGATGTCTTTGCACAAACTCGTATGTGGGATGCATTGATATATAACTATCTTCATGATAAGCACATTATTGTTCCACCACGGGTGATTCAGAATAAGACTGCGGCATTTGAAGGTGCATATGTCAAAGACCCACAGGTGGGTTTACATAATTGGGTAGCATCATTTGACTTGAATAGTCTATATCCACACTTGATTATTCAATACAACATTTCACCAGAAACATTGCTTGAGTCTGAAGATTATACCAACGAAATGCGAGAGGTTCTTTCGCAGGATGTGTCTGTTGATGCTCTATTAATGAAGCGTATAGACACTTCCGGACTCACTAATGTTACAGTGACACCCAATGCACAATTCTTCCGCACTGACAAGCAAGGATTCTTACCAAAGATGATGCTTGAGATGTATGAAGATCGTAAGAAGTATAAAAAGCTAATGCTCAAGGCACAGCAGGATTATGAAGATGAAAAAGCTGATTGCACGGTATAACAATCTACAATTAGCTAAGAAGGTTTCATTGAACTCAGCATATGGTGCGATGGGTTCACAGTATTTTAGGTTCTATGATTTACGCATAGCACTGGCGGTAACTTCAGCAGGTCAATTGTCTATTCGTTGGATTGAAAATAAACTGAATGAATACTTAAACAATTTACTTAAAACTGAAACAGACTATGTTATCGCCTCTGACACAGATTCGATTTATCTCAAACTTGGCCCACTGGTTGAAAAAGTGTGCGGTTCGGGAGGCAAAGTATCGATGCCTACCAATAAAGTTATCGAGTTCATGGATAATGCGTGTGAAAAGAAACTACAACCGTTTATCGATGAGAGTTATAAGGAACTTGCTGATTATGTACATGCGTTTGACCAAAAAATGATTATGAAGCGTGAGGCACTTGCAGATAAAGGTATCTGGACTGCCAAGAAACGCTACATTCTCAATGTCTATAACAATGAAGGTGTTCAGTATAACGAACCACACTTGAAAGTTATGGGTCTTGAAATGATCAAGTCTTCTACACCATATGCTGTTCGTGAGAAGATGCGACAAATAATCAAGTTGATTATGGTTTCGGATGAATCTGAAATACAGGATTTTATTTCAGAGTTTAGAAATAAATTTAAAGGATTACCCGCTGAAGACATTTCGTTTCCACGTGGATTGAATGGTTTAACAGATTATGCAGATTCGGTAACTCTTTACAGAAAAGGGACACCAATTCATGTTAAGGGTGCCATACTTTATAATCATTATCTTAAACAATTAAATCTTACCAACAAGTATCCTTTGATACAAGAAGGTGAGAAATTAAAGTTTACATATCTGAAAACACCAAATCCGTTTAAGGATTCTGTCGTATCATATCCAACACGTTTACCAAAAGAATTTGGTTTACAGGAATACATTGATTATGATACGCAGTTTGAAAAAACATTCTTGGAACCGATTCAAGTTATTTTAAATTGCTTGAATTGGAAAGCTGAAAAGCAAGCAACATTAGAGAGTTTCTTCGGATGATACACGCTATATTACCATTTTTGACTGCTATTGCTTTATCTGCTATTGCAGCATATTATTCAGTCATTGGTCTTGCACAGATATTTCCAGGTTCATACTGGCCAATTATTATTATGGGGTCTGTGCTTGAAGTAGCAAAATTGGTAACGGTATCATGGGTTTATAATAATTGGAAAGAAACATTCTCTGCATTGAAAGTGTATTTTCTGATTGCTGTCATATTACTCATGGCAATCACATCGATGGGAATCTTTGGTTATCTGTCTAAAGCACACATCGAACATTCATCAAGCATTTCACCATTGGTCGAAAAGGAAATGATTTATGAGGAAAAGATTAAAACCCTCAAAGAGAGTATCGAGGCTAATCGCAAAAATGTCCTCCAGTTGGATGCGGCGGTTGACCAAGTTATGGCAAGATCGTCGGATGAGAGGGGCGCGGAAAGGTCGAATCAAATCCGCAAAGCCCAACAGAAAGAGCGCACACGAATCTCTGATGAAATTGCTAGGGCGCAAACCGAAATTCAAAAAAATACGGAAGAAAAGTCTCCTATATCCTTGGAAATTAAGAAGGCTGAATCAGACTTGGGGCCTATAAAATATGTGGCAGATGTAGTTTACGGCACACAAGATCGTGAACTAATAGATAAAGCAGTTCGATTGGTAATCTTCGTCATCATCGTGGTATTTGATCCATTAGCAGTATTACTACTAATTGCTGCTAATCAAACTTACCGTAGATTAAAAGAAGATAAACAAATAAAACCTGAACCAATACGGGTAGTTAAGAAAAAGAAAGTTGACAAGGCAACAACGCCTAGTCTAGAATCATTCTTTGTAGACGATAACCACACCGTTATTGCCAAAGATAAAATAGCTGATATGAATGGAGATATGAATGAGCGTTCTTGATAGATTGAAAAAAGGTTCAACAATTAAAGATTCAGCAATCCTTGCAAAGTCACAGTTCTTTACAGAAAAGGACATGATACAAACTGATGTTCCTATGGTCAATGTGGCATTATCTGGTAACTTAGATGGTGGTCTGACACCAGGTCTGACTATGTTTGCAGGTCCATCCAAACACTTTAAAACTGCATTTGCTTTGCTGATGGCATCTGCTTACATGAAGAAGTATCCAGATGCTGTAGTTCTGTTCTATGATTCAGAATTTGGTACACCACAAGCTTACTTTGATACATTCAACATTGATACTGATCGTGTTCTTCATACACCAATTACTGATGTCGAACAATTAAAACACGACATCATGGTACAGATGCAGGAAATTGGCAAGGATGATAAAGTTATTATTATTCTAGATTCTATCGGTAATTTGGCTTCCAAGAAAGAAGTTGATGATGCGACAGAAGGTAAGACTGTAGCGGATATGAGTCGTGCCAAACAGATCAAGAGTTTGTTCCGTATGGTAACACCACACTTGACAATCAAAGATATTCCAATGATTGTTGTGAATCATACTTACAAAGAGATTGGTTTATATCCTAAAGACATCGTTGGTGGTGGCACAGGTTCATACTATTCAGCAGACACAATTTGGATTATTGGTCGGCAGCAAGAAAAAACCGGAACCGAAATCACAGGATACAACTTCATCATCAATGTTGAGAAGTCACGATTTGTCCGTGAGAAGTCAAAGATACCTGTAGCAGTTTCATTTGATGGTGGTATTCAAAAGTATTCTGGTCTGATGGACATTGCACTTGAAGGTAACTTTGTATCCAAACCATCTAATGGTTGGTATGCAAAAGTTGATCAAGAGACAGGTGAGATTGGTGACAAGAAACGCTTTGATGATACACAAAACGCAGAGTTTTGGGATGATATTCTTGCAAGTGAAAAGTTTAAAGAATATGTAAGGAAACGATATGAGATCACGTATAGTAGCATTCTTGGACAAGATGACGTTCTGGAAGAGGAAGCAAGTGGGGTATAAAGAAGAAGTCGATTACCAATTTATACCATCTGATGATGAGCAGATAACAGGCATCGGCATACTGAAAGGAAAGTATGTTGGTGTCCTGTATCATTATGGTAAAGCAAGGGTAGTCGAAGAGGGTGAGTTTGCCCGACTGTACTTTGATTATACCATTGAGCACACACCGAATTTCACCGTTCATGATTTGACAATTGATCAAGAATTTCATACAATGATCGGTGATATACTAACAGACATCCTGATGAAACAATCCAATGAAACGATTAGAAACGACGATACTAAAGAATTTGATATTTAATGAAGCCTATGCACGTAAGATTTTACCATTTATTAAATTAGAATACTTTTCAGATTCCACAGAAAAGAATGTGTTCACAGAAATAGATGAACACATCAATCATTATAAACACCTACCGACATACGAATCACTCGTAATCAATTTTACAGAATCAAAGAAGTTAACAGAAGAACAAGTTCGCGGTGCCATTGAACTAATTCGTGAAATCAATGCAAGCAAAGATGAACCAACAGATACAGAATGGTTAACCGATCAAACTGAAAAGTTTTGTCAGGATAAGGCAATTTATAATGCTATCATGGAATCAGTTCGTATTCTTGATGATAAAGTAGATAAGCAAGCCAAGGGTTCTATACCAAAACTCTTGAGTGATGCCTTGGGTGTTTCATTCGATTCATCTGTAGGACATGATTACATTGATGACTACAGCAGTCGATTTGATTTCTATCATCGTCATGAAACGAAAATACCATTTGACTTAGACATCTTTAATAAGATTACCAAGGGTGGTATACCAAACAAAACATTGAATATTGCACTTGCTGGTACAGGTGTAGGTAAATCTTTATTCATGTGTCACGTGGCTGCATCAGCAATGTCGCAGGGATTGAATGTTCTGTACATTACATTGGAAATGGCAGAAGAAAAAATTGCTGAACGTATTGATGCCAATCTATTGAATATAGATATATCTGATTTACACACCATGAGTAAAACAGACTATGATCGTAAGTTTACAGCATTGTGTTCAAAAACACAGGGCAAACTTATCATCAAAGAATATCCAACAGCATCTGCATCAGCAATGCATTTTCGTGCACTACTGAATGAACTTCAACTTAAGAAAAGTTTCAAACCAAGTATTATCTTTATTGATTACTTGAACATCTGTTCATCTGCACGAATCAAAGCGGGTGCCAATGTAAACTCATACAGTTACATCAAGGCTATTGCTGAAGAGTTGCGTGGGTTAGCAGTTGAATTTAACGTACCGATTGTCTCTGCTACACAGACTACACGTTCAGGGTTTACCAGTTCTGATCCTGGTCTTGAAGATACATCAGAATCATTTGGTTTACCTGCAACAGCAGATTTTATGTTTGCCTTGATTTCAACTGAAGAACTACAACAGATGAATCAAATAATGGTAAAACAGTTAAAGAATCGATATAACGATCCTAATCATTTTAAGAGGTTTGTGATTGGTATTGATCGTGCCAAGATGAAGTTGTACGATGTTGAACAAGTTGCACAGGAAGATTTGGTAGATGCTGGACAGGTTGATGACAAACCTTTGAATAGTTTCGGTGATCGGGAACGGCGTACCAAGAATTTCGGTGGATTCAAGGTATAAATAAAGTAAAGGAGAAGTGAATGGCATACGACATTAATAAGATACTGGCTGAATATGGTGAAGAAGATTTTGGTTTTTCTGCGGTATCGGAAGCAGACTACAATGCTGTTATTACCGAAAACGTAGACACAGCGGAAGCCTACAAGCGTAAGCTGGCAGAGGTTGAGAAGCTTGTTTTACCATTTTTCACTAAGCTGTTGAAGACATCAGACAAAGAATACATTTACTGGCCAAATCGTAAAGTATTAGTCGAAACTCAAATACAAAAGATACTTTCACTTACACGTGGTTAATGACAGACGAACAAGAAGAGTTTAAGAAGAAATTAAACGCATTAAAACCTAAGAAGAAAAAGCTTTCAGTACCTGAAGAATTTTTAGATGGTGCCAAAAGTTATGAGTCTAAGTTAGAAGCAGTCAAGATAATAACCGAAAGAGAAAAAGATAAGGTTATTTTAATGTTTAGGAATATGCTTAAACCTGAACCACCGAAAGTAATAGAACTATTTAAAGAAGAGAAGACTCCTGCTAAACCAATAGTAAAGAAGAAAAACTTTTTGGGTAAAAAATGATTACAATCACATCAGACGCAGCAAAGAAAATCAAATCTATTATTAATGAGGAAGACCCATCATTGAAGCTGCGCGTCTTCGTTCAAGGTGGTGGGTGTACTGGTTTTCAATATGGATTCTCACTAGAGGAATTACCTCCAGCGGAAGATGATTTTACTTTTGATAAAGATGGAATTTCAGTTGTCATAGATAGTATCAGTATGAATTATTTGAATGAAGCAGAATTAGATTATACACAAAATTTAATGGGTGCAAACTTTACTATTCGTAATCCTAACGTTAAAGCAACCTGTGGTTGTGGTTCATCTTTTGCCGTATGAAAACATTCAAAGAATATATTAAAGACCTAAAGGGTAAACAGGATTTTGTATCCAAAGCTGGTGCTGGTGAATGGGGTAGACCAGAATCTGTTCAAAAATATGTAAAAGATACTCCTGGTCAGAGTACGGAACTATATAAGAAGAATACAAATTGAAAGATACAATTAAAATAGCAGGTATTGATTATAGCATTGCACTAAAGTCAACAGAAGAAATGAATGGATTGGTTGGAACAGCAGATTTCAACAAGCAATTAATTTCTATCAACCAAGATCATACCGAGCAGACACAACGAATAGCAGTATTTCATGAGGTGTTACATTTAGTAAGTGATGCTTATGGTTTGAATCTAACTGAAGAACAAGTCAAAATAGGCACTCATGCAATTATAGCATTGATTGAGGATAACAGAGAACTAATTTATAATTAACTGGAGTTGTTATGAGGGATTTGATAGTGGGATGTGCGACCAACTATGATTGGTCGAAATTAAAGTATTGGGTAAACTCAATCAATAGATCAGGCTTTGAAGGCGATAAAGTCCTGATTCTCATGAACTGTGATAAAGATACCGTAAAGAAGATTTCTGATTCAGGTTTCTCTATCATAGCATTCAACCAAGACTCAAACGGTAATCTAACATACGAATCTTCAATGATGGTGCATGTTGAGAGATTCTTCCACATATACCAACTTCTCAAAGATAATCTATATCGGTATGTGATTACTACCGATGTCAAAGATGTGGTGTTTCAGCAGAATCCATCAGTATGGTTGGAGAACAACTTTACCGATAATGACGATTTAGTATTCTCATCTGAGAGTATGAAGTATAAAGATGAACCGTGGGGTAATCAAAACCTTATGGAAACATTTGGATTACAGATATACGAAGACTTTAAGAAAAATACTATTTTCAATGTGGGTGTTCTTGCTGGTCGTGGATATGCGATGAAAGATTTGATGATGAACATCTTTGCCTCATGTATGCATCGACCAATTAAAATCTGTGATCAATCAACATTCAATTTCCTAATTTCTCAACATCCGTATTTGAAAACATCCAAGTATACCAAATCAGAAGATGGTTGGGCATGTCAATTAGGCACAACTGCCGATCCAAGTAAGATAGAACAATTCCGACCATTTTTACTTGAACCATCCCCAAAAATGGTAGATAATAAAGTTGTAACATCGACAGGAATAGAGTATACTATTGTTCATCAATATGATCGTGTTCCTGAATGGAAGAAAGTGATTGAGGCAAAATATAATGACGAATAATCTAAAAGAGATTTTCTGGAACCTAGAAAAAGGTTGCACCAAATGGTCTGGTTACTTTGATGTATACGAAAGGCATCTAGGCAAATTCGTTGGTAAGAAACCACGAATCCTAGAGATTGGTGTTCTTGGTGGTGGTTCAATTGAGATGTGGTTGAAATACTTTGGTGAAGGCACTCAAGTTGTTGGTGTTGATATCAATGAAGAATGTAAAAATTATGTGTATGATGGTAAAGTTGATATTGTGATGGGTGATCAAGGCAATCCAGAATTTTGGGATCAATACCTAGCAGATAAAAAAGGATTTGATATTGTTATCGATGATGGTTCGCATATAATGAATCATCAGATTACTACGTTGAATAAACTATTTCCAAAATTGAATGTGGGTGGTGTCTATATTTGTGAAGATACACATACAAGTTACTGGCCACAACCTTGGGGCGGCACATTCCGTGGTGCTAATACATTCACCGAACATGCCAAACGTACCACAGATATTCTGAACCAGCAACACCTTCAAGGTTCACCAATTATGCCAGAAGTTCTATCAAACTATCATTGCTTATACTCTGTGGCATTCTATAACAGCATGGTTGTATTTGAAAGGGAAGCATTGAAACCTTTTGGTATCGTGGATAACAAAGCAAACGTAGGTCGTGATCTATGAAGATAGCATTATGTTTATCGGGTCAAGCACGAAGTGTGAAAGCTGGCTACGAATTCCACAAGAAGAACATTCTTGATGGTAATGACGTAACTGTTTTCTTTCACACGTGGACTCAGGAAAACATGGATTTCTATCAAGAAATAGTAGATTTATATAAGCCTGAACTTTCTGTTACCGAAAACCCACTTCAAGAAGATTTGTCGAGATATACCAGAACACCTCCACCATCACCAAACTGGAAAGTGAAAGATGGTCGTTTTTCAACTTACGCACAGTTGTATGCTATTCAAAGTTGTAATCGAATAAAAGTTCAGTATGAGTTGGAAAACAACATAGAATTTGATTGGGTTGTTCGGTCACGGTTTGATTTTGCTATCAATGCAAAGATACCGTTTGATGAGTTAGACAATAGTAAATTGTACATTCCAAACTGCCGCATGGTTCCAGCAAGGGATTTTGGTAACGATCAGTTTGCATTCTCATCATCTAAAAACATGAACAACTATGCAGAATGTTTCAATCACATCGATGAGTTCTATGATGCTGGTGTACAATATATGTGTGAAGATTTTATGAGTGCCAACTGGAAAAAGTATAATCTGGTCGGAGAGAATCTAATGTATTGTGATATCAATCATCCATTTCCACCTGGTGAATTCAACGGAACACCACACTCTTTAATTAGGGAAGATTTCAAAAAATGGCTGAAGTAAATTTAGTTATCTGTATGGCGGGTTACAATACCCGCTTTCATGATGTTGGTTTCGACATTCCAAAGTATCTGTTACCGTGGAATGGTACAACAATCATCCATGACATTCTAAAGAATTTTGGTGAAGTGCAGCAGACAGTTCTAATTGCAAACAAGCGTGATGTATATTTTAAAGATCAATTGCTTGAAACAATTAAACCATTGGATTTGAATGAAAACAATGTACTATACATTGGTGACACCAAAGGTCAAGCACATACCGCAGCAGTTGGTATTGGTAAACTGTATTATACAGAATTACCAACATTCATTCACAATGCAGACACTATTGTTAAAGGTCGTAGATTAGAGACGATTAGTGCTAATATGAATGATGATTATGATGCATACATTGATGTATTCGTAGGTAACTCACCAAAGTATTCTTATGTTCGTGCATTTGAAGAAACTGTGTTGGAAATTGTTGAGAAGAAACAAATCTCACCGTATGCATCATCAGGACTGTAT